CAAGTCATTATTGTACAACTGGTATTAAGATTGATAATAGTACAAGTAATTTAGACATAGATTGGGTAGGAGGTTCTGCACCTTCTGCTGCTAATGGTAGTGGATATGATATATACGCATTTACAATACAAAAAACTGGTGCAGCACCAGCATATCACATAATAGGTAATGCCCTTGGTGCAGCGTAAGGAGGACTAGATTATGACAAATTCATATAAAAAAGAGTATCCTTTCGTTGGATATGCTGGATTTGGAGGAGGTGCTGGAGCACTTTCTGCTAAGAGTTCAGCAGTTTCGACTAAGTATGTTGATGAAGTATTTTCGACGGTTCCTTACATAGGTGATGGTACAAATAGTCATAAAATAACAAATGGTATTCCTTTATCTACTACGGGTGGTTTCATTTGGGGAAAAGAAAGAGGCAATTCAGGTTCTCATTATCAATTTGATACGGTAAGAGGTTTAGATAAAAGATTAAAAAGTAATGCTAACTCAGCTCAAGAAACAGATACATTTTATAGTTCTGTTGATAGTGATGGTTATACAATTGAGAAAACAACAAGTGTTAATATAAGTGGTAATACATATGTGTCCTGGACTTGGGCTATAAAAGAAGGATTGATGGATATTGTTACATGGACAGGAAATGCTACTGGTGGTAGACAATTAGCACATAATTTGGGTAGTGTCCCTGGAATGGTAATTGTTAAAGAAACTGGTGGTACTGAAGATTGGACAGTATATCACCGAGCGAGTGGACCAGAATATAAATTAAAATTAAATAGCATGAATGCACAAGGCAGTACATCTTCTTGGAATAGTGTAGTTCCTACGAGTACTTATATAGAATTAGGCAGTAATAGTGCAGTTAATGGAAGTGGTCAGGAATATGTAGCTTATATTTTTGCAGGAGGTGAGTCCACAGCCGCTACTGCAAGAAGCGTGAATTTTGATGGTTCAAATGATTATTTGACTATTCCAGATAATGATGATTGGGATATTGGTTCTTCAGATGCAACTATTGAATGTTGGGCTAAATTTGATACCCATAATGGACACGATGGAATTGTTCACAATTTTCACTCAAGTGGATTACCAGGAAATGGTACTAGTGGTTGGGGGTTAGAACCTGTAGGTGGAACTTTATGTGTTTACTGGGGTACTACTGGGGGTAGTTACGGAAATGTTAATGGTGCAACAATACCACTAGGACAATGGCAACATATGGCATTTACTAAAAGTGGAAGTACAATTACCATTTATCAAGATGGAGTCAAGACAGGAAGTGGGACTATTTCAGGTACTATAAATCCTGGAGTTGAACCTTTACAAATTGGAGGTAATTGTGTTGGTGAATACTGTGACTGCAAAATATCTAATTTACGAATAACAAAAGGTCAAGTACTTTATACGTCTTCATTTAGACCATCCACCGAACCTTTAACGACTACATCACAGGGAGCAACAGCAAGTAATGTAAAACTTTTATGTTGTAATGACAGTTCAGTAACAGGTTCAACTGTAACTCCAGACACAATAACTAATAATAATGGAGCAACAGCAAGCATAGATAGCCCCTTTGATGATACTGCTGCTTTTAAGTTTGGAGCAGATGAGAATAAAAATATAACTAAGTGTGGTAGCTATGATGGAAACGGATCGTCTACAGGCCCTGAGGTTTATCTGGGATGGGAACCCCAATTTGTAATTTTGAAACAATCAAGTGCTTCGGGCAATCAATGGAGGATGTATGATTCAATGAGAGGCATCACAACTGGTAATGATGCGGAATTATACCCTAGTAGTAATGGTGAAGAAGATCCTGATAATGAATTTCTTGAATTAACTCCAACTGGTTTCAAACTAAAGACTAGTGATAGTGCTGTTAACGGTAATACCGCAACCTACATATATTACTGCATTCGTCGTCCAGATGCTATAGTAGGAAAACCAGCATCTGCAGGAACTTCTGCATTTGCTATGGATGTGGGTAATGCTAGTTCAACTATTCCTACATTTGATAGTGGATTCCCTGTTGATTTTTCTATGATGAGGAATCCAGCTAGTGCTGATCCTAATTTCATAGGTGCGAGATTAACTGGTACGAGTGGGAATAAATTTAATGCTGAACCTCCTGAATCAAGTTCAGACTTTGGATCTCAGTGGGCTTGGGATAGTAATGCGGGTTGGTGTGCTAATAGTAATTACAGTACAGGTACACAGAGCTGGATGTGGAAGCGGGGCCAGGGCTTCGATACGGTGACTTGGACGGGAAATGGTGTAGCAGGTCGTGAAATTCCACATTCGTTGAACGCTGTTCCAAAAATGATGATAGTCAAGACTAGAACAGATGGTAGTATAGGTTGGGCTGTTTATCATGTGGGACTTAACGGTGGTTCTAATCCAGAGCAATATTACTTACAAATGCCAGGAAATGATAATGCTGTTAATTCTAATACTAGATGGAACGATACAGCTCCTACGTCTACCTATTTTACAGTTGGTAATAGTAGTAGAGTAAATTTAAATAATTCAAATTATTTAGCTCTCCTTTTTGGTGATGTAACTGGTATAAGTAAGTGTGGCTATTATACGGGTGATGGTACTTCCAACGGTTCTCATAGTATTGATGTGGGATTCCAGCCCAGATTTATAATAATAAAACAAAATAATGGAACTAACTGGAAAAACTACGTAGTTATAGATACATTAAGAGGAGAGGATAATATTATGTACCTTAATACTGATACAGCACAATCATCATCAGACTTAATAGATATAAGTAGTACTGGTTGGAGTTTTAAATCAAGTGATGAACTTGTCAATTCTAACGAAAATTCAAATAGATATGTGTATTATGCTCATGCATAGTGTGACAGTCTAGGAACTGTCTTGGAGGGGTTTACAAGCGTCTCAGAAGAGGTTATAATATAACTGTTAATAAAATACTTATGAAATTATTATTTGTGATTTCTGGTGTTTGGTTTCTTCACTGGTCATGTCGTATTCCCTTTCTTTTGTTGGATATCATCAACGGCGGAAACTCACTAGGAATGTCGTTGACTGGTTTATCAATCACCAGAAACTTAACAGGTTCAATATCTTTCTTGACATAAATGACAGACGTTGTAGAAACACTGATGGAAACAACGGAACCTGTGGAATCTTGGATGACTTGCATCGACCAAGAGAATTTGAGATAGAAATGGATAACATGCAAGATGATGATGAATACATCTCAACCCTGTTACATGAACTCACTCATGTTGAACAGAGAGTAAGAGGTAAGCACCAGTATCGTGTAGGTTGGAAAGACTACTCAAAATGGAAAGGTAAAAGAATTGAGGATAACATTCCTTATGACCTGTTACCTTGGGAAATTGAGGCGTATGAGCAAGAGAAGAAACTGACCTGTGAATATTTTGCATCCCTGTTGTAATTTGATATCTTACCTAGTATAACTTTAAAAATTTGAGACCTGTTGATTTTCCTTTGCCCTGTTGATTATGACTGAACAAACAATGCTTGATGAATTAGAGGCCATCGCTGTTAAGTTGGGTGGTACGTGTAAGCATTCTTCTACCTTTACATCACAAGGTAGGAGTTCTAAGGTGGTTACTATTGAATATGATGTACAAAAGATACCACCACGTTATTGATCCCACATATAACTGATAAAAATACCTAATCAGTGGTATAATAAAAATAAATATTTGTACATAAGTGGAGTTGAAAGTTCATGTCCCACTATACCATCGGGTATCACGATGCACAACAGCATCATCACGAAATTTGCGAGTATGCAGAGAATTCATACGATGCAATACAACATTCTAAAGAGGATGTTCCTTATTTGAAGGAGCATCCTTCGTTTATAGATTATTGCACAAATGACACAGGTTTAGAATATTTAATGGGCATAGTTCCAATGGGAAGATGATAGTTTTGTTGACAAAGATCTTCATCTGGTGTATAATATTCCTATCACTTGGTAACTTATACTTTCTAGCGTGAATTTGCCTGAACAAATTGTTAGTTTCAACTTCGATATTATCGAGGGTAAAGTATATACTGCATTTTTATATCAGTACACTAATTTAGAAAATAACAAGAAATATGTTGGTATTCATAAGGGTACAATATTAGACGGTTATTGGCACTCTTCCACCTGTAAAAAGTTCCATAGTGTAACATCTAACTGCGAAAGTAAGTTAGATTATACTATACTAGATTATGGAGATTATGACCAGATGAAAAACTCTGAACACGCAATTTTATCATCTGTTGATGCTATCAACAACGAAATGTATTACAATAAATCTAATGGAAGTCCTGCATTTCCAGAGGTTAATGTTAACGACTGTATGAATTTCGTTGCTAAGTATAAAGAAGGGGCCTACAATGTTCCTGATGAAGATGTTAATCTTCATGCAGATATGGATAGGTATCAGACAAGAACTAAGGATGATGATGCACAACAAAAGTATATTAAACAGTCAGTAGATGAGCAGTTAGGTAGTACAAAACTGTGTGACCCTATTTTAGTATGGGAAAATGTAAATAAGGGTACTGATAGAACACCAGATCAGAGAATTAACGGAAATCATACAGTTTTTGGGGTTAAAGATTCTAAGCATGGTAATACTGTACCAGTTGCAAGAGTACCCGAAAGTGTATGGAAAGAGGAGTATAATTTCTCAGAACTTGATAAACAATTCATTGCAAGATTATTAAACTCTAAGACTAAAAAGAGAAGAGTAACTAATAGTGACGATGACATAATTAAGGGCCTAATTGATAGTTTCTATGACCATAATATCCCAATAGATTCTAAAACAAATGAACTGCAATTAGCAGCATTAAATTATAACAAGAGTGAAAGAGATAAGTTTATAAATGCTGCTAAAAAGAGGATCAGTAAGGATAAATTAAGGAGTTCAAATTTAGTATGGTGTAATTACAAAGCACACCCATTTAAGTCTAGTTTAGATGCACAAGTAGAGGATTTTAGGAACGATAAAACTATATCTTTCCCTGCATCTTCTGGAATGTCTGATAAAGTACTTGCTGAAATATTCAGACATTTTGAACAAATAAGGAAGAAACATAACATGGTAGTTGTTATTCACCATCCCAACGAAAAGTATGAAGAATCATGGAAAAGTAAGGAACAACCAGGATTACTTAAGGTGCTAAAATTCTATAGTGAGGAAACAAATAGAAGCGTGAGATTCTATGAAATGCCAACAACAACATCAGATGGATCATCTACGTGACAGTTAAATAAGTGTCCCTTTTAGATAAGTTTTGTTACAAATCTGGTATCTGTCAACCCATTTGCCCTTATAATAGGAGGGTAGTCAACCAAAACGCATTTATGCCAGTTAAGTCAACCGCATCCGCAACCGCAACACCACGCAAGCGCAGATCACGTAAGACTTCAACCACTGCTCCTAAGTCAACCGCAACCAAAAGAGTAAATAAAACAAGAACTCCAAAAGTTGCAATGACTGAAACACCAAAAGCAGAAACTCTGACGCTAAATGTTCCTGAGAAGGCAAAAGTTGAGGCAAAAAGTGTTACTAAATCACTCCTCAAAGACTATCCTAGAGATGGATTTGCCCTCTTTCTACTTCCACTTCTACTCCTAGAGGCAGGAACCAAAGAACTTTTAAAACTAACAGGGACACTTAAATAACTGTCACAAGGCCTCATTTAGTGGGGTCTTTTTCATGCTATTGTATACTTAATTACCAAACTTTAATGATTAATTTACGTCCTCATCAGGCACGTATTGTTGATACTATGAAACGCCAAAATAAGGGGCAAATTATTGTTCCTACTGGTGGTGGTAAAACCTTATGTATGATTAAGGATGCAGAATCACAGTTTAATAGTTGCAATTGGGATCTAATTAACAAGCAATGTGAGAGAAAGACCATTGTAATTGTTGCCCCTCGTATACTATTAACACAGCAATTATGTGATGATTTTGTATCAACCTTAGATGTACATCCTATGCTACAGTATAAAGTACTGCACGTACATTCAGGTTATAATTCATATCATACTACCACAAATAGTAATGCAATTAGTAACTGGTGTGATGATAATTACAGGTATAATAAGTTAATCTTCACGACTTATCATTCCTTAATTCGTATCATGCAATCCAAGATTGATGTCGATACGATATATTTTGATGAAGCACATAACGCTTGTGGGAAATCATTTAGTGCTGGAGTTGTGTTCTTTGGTGTATATTCACCTAGAGCATATTTCTTTACTGCTACACCAAAACACACCACAAATAAGCACAAGTTAGGTATGAACAATACCAACATATTTGGTGAGGTTATTTGTCAAGTACCAGCACCAGAATTGGTGGACAAAGGTTACATTTTACCACCCAAATTACAGGTCACACATTTAGATAAGAGAGACAAAGACAGGCCTGATAGACATTTTTATGAGGAAGATGCTGATATAATATTATCACATCTCGACAAACATTGTGTTGATAAACTATTAGTTTGTGCTCGTAAAACATCTCAGATTACTAACATTATCTCACAGAGTAAGTTAGTAACAGAATTATATGGTAGAGGTTACAACTATATGTTTATAACTGCCAAAACTGGTGCAGTTATTAATGGTCAGAAAGTACATAGAGAAACATTCTTTAAAACACTTAATAAGTGGGGTAAAGATGATACTAAGTTTGTTGTAATTCATCATAGTATATTATCAGAAGGTATCAATGTTTCAGGTCTTGAGAGTGCATTATTTTTACGCAATATGAACTATATTGATATATCTCAGACCATCGGTAGAGTTATACGTAAGGGTAAAAGTGACAAGGTATTTGGTTTAGTTTGTGTACCAGTTTATGATAAGGTAGGTATCACTACTGCAAAGAAAGTTACAGCAGTAATTGATACTATCTTCAATAAAGGAGAACCAGCAGTTTCATGTGCCAGTCGATAAAGTGTCCACTATTTCACCCATTCTCCTCAAAATGCTTTATATTGGATACATGGGAAAACAAACGAGGTTCTAAACTACTAAGACATCAGGCAAGGATCTATGGTTGTCTCAATTCAGTTGAGAAATTACGTCCTCTAAGTCCTGTAAATCTTAGATATGATGTTTAGGTAAAATATACAGGAACAGTCCTCCGTTTTGTTTTCTCTCACCTATTCTTTATACTCAGGAGGGTAAATTGCAAACAGTTTCTACTATTGAAGTAATGCCAGATTCTTCTTTATCTCCATCACAAATTGTAGAGAAAAGAATAATAGCATTATGTAAAGCACTAGAACAAAACTATCAAAAACGCTATCCTAATTTCCTTAAAAAAGTAACATTCAAAATGGAATTAGGACGCAAATATTGGAAAGTTAATCAGGTAGATTATGACGCTAATGGAGAAGAATTTAGCGGAGGAGTTCATGCCTTTGTTGATAGAAACTCAGGAAATGTTTACAAACCAGCATCATGGAAATCACCAGCAAAGCACATTAGATATAACTTATTAGATGATAATTCATTTGATAAATGCAGAGAGTGGTAATCAATTACTAGATGCGATTGATGCGTATCTAGATGGTCAAGTATCCTACGTTGAGTAACAACTAATGACACACATTGCCAAAATAAGATATATTGACGAGCAAAATCGTTCGCATTATATTACAATAGAATCTGATGTTGCTGATAGAAGGCACATTGAGGATTTGGTAAAGTGTCGTTATCCAGCGAAGGAAATATACTTCCAAAGTGTTCAAGTTAAGTAACAGGCCCGACCAGTTCACAAAGTGGCACATCAAACCCCCATTTGGGGGTTTTTTTGTGTATGATATAAGAGTAGAGAAAATTATGAGAATTATGCAAACTTCATTCCGTGACTTCTCCTTTGACCAAAAGGAAACAATCAAGTCATTTTTCACCGATGCCGAGTGGGATGTTATCGATGCTGCTCTTAATGAGTATCAAGACCATTTTGATACAGACGAGGATGCAGAGGTTCTTGATAATGTCGGCATGAAATTACAATCACTTTTTGGAGGTGTTTAATCATGCAAATTACATCTAAGGATGCTAATATGATTGTTGATTTCTATCCTGTAAAGGATTGGGATAATACTTTACTCAACAATCGTATTCTCAAAGTATTATCATTCAAAGGTAATACTCAACATAAAATGTTAATAACTCGTGATGAGTTCTATTATCAAGTTAAACAGTATGTTGACAAGCATAAGTATCAAATAACTGATGATAGTATGATACCACAGTTTCACAATTGGAGGACTT